GGTGTTGGAGTCGCAATGTTTATATCAACATCAAAGTCACAATTAACCGTAGCCGATGGACTTGGGCTTGGTGATGGAGATGGAGATGGTGTAGGACTCGGGCTTGGCGTAGGAGTTGGTGTGGCAATATCTATGTCAACATCAAAGTCACAATTTATCGTTGGTGTAGGACTTGCCGTTACACTTGGACTTGGTGATGGAGATGGACTCGGACTTGGGCTCGGTGATGGTGTAGGACTACTTGAAGGTGCGGGTGTTGGAGTCGCAATGTTTATATCGACATCGAAATCACAATTAGCGGTAACTGTTGGTGTAGGTGATGGACTTGGTGAAGGAGTTGGAGTTGGACTACTTGAGGGGCTTGGAGTTGGTGTAGCAATATCTATATCAACATCAAAGTCACAATTTTCTGTAACTGTTGGAGTTGGAGATGGGCTTGGCGTCGGAGTTGGTGTTGCAATATCAACGTCCACGTCGAAATCACAATTTATCGTTGGTGTAGGACTTGCAGTCACACTTGGTGAAGGGGTCGGAGTTGGACTACTTGAAGGACTCGGTGTTGGAGTCGCAATGTTTATATCAACATCAAAGTCACAGTTTTCTGTAACTGTTGGTGTAGGACTATTTGATGGTGTAGGGGTTGGTGTGGCGATATTTATATCGACATCAAAGTCACAGTTCGGTGTTGCCGAAGGTGATGGTGATGGTGTTGGAGTCGCAGTTGGTCCCGCAATATCTATATCCACGTCGAAATCACAGTTCGGAGTTGCCGAAGGTGACGGACTTGGCGTCGGTGATGGTGATGAACTCGGTGAAGGACTTGGTGTCGGAGTCGGACCACTTGAAGGTGATGGTGATGGGGTTGGACTTGCCGTTACACTTGGTGTAGGACTCGGAGTTGGACTTGCCGTTACACTTGGTGAAGGACTCGGTGTAGGAGATGGGGTTGGACTTGCGGTCACACTTGGTGTAGGAGATGGGGTTGGACTTGCGGTCACACTTGGTGTTGGTGCTGGTGTTGCAGTTGGTGGTTGTGTTGGTCCTGGTGTTGGAGTCGGTGAAATACAATCTCCTGTTATGTTAAAAGCAACGGTTCCTTGGAAAACGTAATCAATTATTATCCAACAATCAAGACCAGGAGGTAGTGCTGCTTTACCAACCACAACCTGTGATGCCACTATACTAACAATATCACCAATTTCAAATGCCGCGTTGTAACCCGCAATCACTTCTTGATTTGTGGTGTAATGCCTTAATAAGTAACCAATAAATTCTGTACAATCCTCATCATAAATTGGTCGGTTTATCTCTTCAATTGAAGGGATAACAGCACAATCTAATTGATCTTGGAAGTATTGTTGAGCACTTAATGATAAATCCTCAAAGGTTTGTTGTGGATATTGAACTAAAATACAATCCTCATCATCCCCATTATATAAAATGACTTGTGGTAAGTAAGATGATGGTGTAATTGTTAAGTGGTAAAATAATTCACGCTCACAATATTCTAAATCTAAACTCGTAACTTCAATAGGGAAACCGAATTCATTTATAAGGTAATCACCTTTTATGAAGTAATCTTTTTTATATGTACAACATGGGTCAACATTTTGTTCTAATGGTCTCACAAATAAATCTTCGGGGTATTTTTCTGTAAATTCCCATTGACCACTCACTTTAGTTAATACCCTTACCTTCGTATTTGGTAGGATTTTAAAACGATCATTAATGACGTTCATTTTAATGGTCCCCAAACAATCTATATTATTTACAGTAACCGCAGCGTAGTTCTGACCAAATGAGAACCCATTTAAAACAGAGTCTCTGAAATCTTCAGAACCAAACGGACATGACAAATATGCTCCCGATAATAATCTATCACCATCTCTGACATCTTGAGCCTTGATTCGTGCTATATTATTACCATTAATTAATGCCTCAATATCCTGCCATGTTGTGGTTATATCAATAACCACCGCATTGTCTACAATTTTTAAAACTGTACTATCTTGTTTTATTCCATAATCAAATGTTGGTCTATACTGTACCTTAGGGTGTATCGTATATCCGAGATAATTATCACAATATGTTGTACCACTTTGAATTTCTGTTGCAGTAGCACCATTCTCAGGATATTCACCAGGTAAAAAAGATTCTACAGAATATTGTACATAATGACTTTTTGGTTCCGTAACCGTATTATTGATCGGGTCCCACTCTAATTTTTGTTGTAACCCCTGAATTCTTACTTTTTGATCACAGTTTGCTGCATCAGTTATTGATATATCAATAACGTCATATTCCCTTACGTTTCTCACTATAAAGGTACAACCTGACACATAATCAACTGTGTAGTTTGGTGTTACGCTGTGATGTTGGTGTGTTAACCCCGAAATACCTTCATTATAATCACCAATACAATTGATAAATATATTAACCGGCCAATCAGTATTGTATGGTGGACATGTTGTACATATATCACCATCATTAACAGTATCCTCATTTCCAAATGTAATACCTGAAACCTCAAAGTAAACATCTGACATTAATTCACAATTGTCGGGATCTTCAGGTAATGTATACATTGTACCATCACCATATACCTTAACTTTAGGGTCACATTTTGTTGTTCCTGTTAGGTAAACCGAATCGAAATAAAAATCAAATGTACTTGGGTCTAAACAATCAAAATCAACAGCAATGTATTGGTCACAACCCGTACCGTTTATTGTTTCTTGACTTAGTTTTGTTACCCCCGAAATTTCAATAAACTCAACAGATGGGGTCTCTTGACCTTGTTCATATAGTTGTATATCATAAACATAAGGTACAATTGAGATTTTTTGAATACCATCCGTATCTGTGAATATTCTATAATCCAACAGAGGTGCGTATTCATAATCATATGTTTCAGTCACTTTCGCAACACCAGTAACATCATCAGTTGTATCACTTAGTTCGTTTGTGAATGTCGTAGATATCGACGCATTACCACTTACTTTAAACTCTTCCCATCCAACGTGGTTGTTAATTACCCCACCAATACCGGTGTATTTTGTTCTCTTATAGTATGTTTTATTGATGGAATTATCAATAATGTCCTTTATTTCATCAATCCAAAGACATTCTAAAATTTCTAATTGTGGTTTTAAATAACACTTAAAATCACATAATAGTGGTAAGTGTACCGATTTATTAAATTGAGTACCTCCACTTGTTACTGATTCTTGTGTTAATGTTGTTATCCCCGAAAATTCAAGAAACTCAACCGTTTGTGCACAATTATTATTATCAAAAAATACATTTTCGATATCTGTACATTCTGATGTTATTGTGTATGGATCAAATAACCCCGCATGATTATGATTTTGTAATATTTGGTCACATGTCGAACCACTTACTGTTTGAGTTTCTCCACTAATAACAATATCTGTGTCACCAGTAAAAGTTAGACCGTTAAAATCAATGTGTAATGTATATGTAACACCACTAACAACTGTAAGACCCCTGAAATTATTATGGTTACCTAAAATTGTTTCTAAATCCTCTTCAATTACATCCTCAAATTTGGGAAATAAGTTTTGTGTAAACTCGTTTGGTATACATGGTTTCTCATATTCAAACTTAGATCTTCCTATTCTACCATTTTCAATAATATTACCACCAGTCCATAGTGTTGTAGCCGGAACAAATTGTTCAATTACTTGTGTCCAATAAGGACTCATTCGGTTTATAAATTCACTAACGGTTGGGAGACTATATGGATTCGGAACCGTTGTAAGGTAACCCTCATATATGTCCTCTAACTGTATATAATTCTTTTTGTATCGAATTGTATGTGAGTTACGTATTTGTTCGTTTAAAACGTGTTCTGTGTACTCAGCGAAGGTGAAACCTGTCTGTGGTTGTAGAGTTGCACGACCAAACGACAGTTTTAATTCTCTACTTTGTCTGTATATGTCATTATCAACACCTTGTGACGATGAAAGATAGATTTGTATGTTTTTTCTGTTAAGAATTCTTGAATCCTCATCCCCTAAAAGTTCTGTTTTATCGTTATCAACTGTATTATGTAGTTCATAACCATAATCTAACCCCGAAAACTGTCTATATAGGTCAAAATAATCCTCACCATAGGTGAAATCTTTATTCTTAGTCTTTATGACTTTAGGGTTCGAAACCAAATCTGAATTTTCAGTATCCAACTCAGTTGTCGATCTATGATTTAATGTAATATCGTACCAACCAGCACCTTTTTGGAAAAATGTGTCTTGTTTTTCACTTTCAATACCCTTTATGTCACCATATTGAGTTTTACCCGACACAAGACTTATAGGGTACTCACCCTCACTATAAAGTGTGGTTCCTGTTGTAGTTACACTATTGTAACTAAATCCTGTCGTTGTTAATGATGCAACTTTAAAGGTTTTATCACCCTGAATAAGGTCATAAACGTCACTATCAATGTCAGTTGAGGTCTTTTTTACTTGATCGTAACGATAAACATATTCGTTAATGTTAATTAATGGTTCAGGTGCACCAATAAATCTTAAAAAAAATTCAATTGCATTCCTTGTTCCTTTTGATTTGTAAATATGTGATAGGTTGATAACAAGTCTTCTATAAAACTCAGTTTCAGACTCAACCATATTCATCCCAACACCGACACCATCATACTGACTATCAACTCTCGTATAAAGTGAATCCTGTAAATTCTTTTCGTCAAATAAATTTAAACTATCTAAACCAAGTGTGTTGGATAAGTTCTTTAATAAGACATCAGGTAAGTTATTAATTCGATCATAACTTACATTCCTCATGTTAGCAATGTTATCAATAAACTTCTTAATCTGATCAAAACTATGACCCAATAATTGCGTCACAGAATCCATTCGTTGATCCTCTGTATCGAATTCAAATAAAGATGCTGTGGTTAGAAATCTTGAAACTATATTTGATTTATAGTTGTCAATTTGTTCACCAGTAATACTTAACTCCTCAACATAAGAAATATATGCACTTCCTGAGATTTTTAAATTCCATTTATCTCTGTAAAGTGGCCACGAAATTTCCGTAGTTTTTAGTTCTGTTTTAGAACCATCAAAACTATCTTTTGGTACTCTAAATTTTGAAGTGTATTTTATTTTAGATTCACGATTTAGTAAAACCGATTCTAAATCATCTAAACCCCCAAAAAATTCTTCAACAACATTATTGTTTGGTCTAACTAAAAAACTATCACCATATGTTGTTAATGTCCCAAATGGAGAACCTTTTACGGTTAAAGTAACTAAACCACCCGTATTAACTTCCGTGTAACCTATAACTTCATATGAAATCGAATTGACTTCTAATACGTATCTTTTATAAGAATCATAAAAATTCTTTATAATATTTGTTGTCTCAGGTAATGTGTTACTTTTTGGTTTTACAATAACAACATCTAACGGGTTAAATATTTTACTATTTTCAACCTGAAATGAAGTAACATTCGTTTTCTTATTGTAAGTAGAATTTAAAGCAGTAAATAATGTAGATGCTGTTGGGGTGTCTTTATCAATGTAAAATCCCGCAGGGAATTTTTTAATGATTCTCGACACAGATACCTGTAACCTTTGTTTTAATGAACCGAACAAAGATTTAGATCCTTCTTCGTTAGAATTCCTAAACCTTACCTTATCCTTTCTTCTTTCACTTGTGATTGTCGAAACACCACTTTCAATTGGTTCTTCTTCTTTAATATCTTCAAATGTAAGATATTCGGAAAATGGTTTTGATTGGAATGATTTTCTATCCCTTTGGGGAATACTTTTATCCAATGCAAAGTTCGCAGAGGTCAGCTGACTTGTACCATCGGTAATTTGATTACCGACCAAGTTATCATTAAAGGTTTGCCCTCCACTTGCCGCTTGACTTGGAACTTTTCTTTTCGCCATTATTGTTGGATGTCATCAAAATTTTTAGTGTCATCAATTTCATCCCTTTTTTCTCTGATTTCATATAACGTTTCGTTAAACTCATCTTTAATTTCGAATAAGTTAAATTGTTTATAAATGTTATTAGATTTATCATAGATGGAGTATATACCATCAGAAACTGATTTAGACTGGTTACCGTAAAGTGCGTATGCCAACGTAGTGTCATCATGTTCAACCATATCAACCTCAATCGTTGTTGGGTTGAAGAACGTATTCGTGAAAATAATATTCTGTGATGGTTCACCAATAAACGGAACTGTGTTAGGTCTATTTGTCGGTGCTGAAGATGGTGTCACTGTTAGATACAAAAGATTTGTAATCGAGTCTGTATATTGATATCTAATAGCTTTCTGTGATGTACTTGTTAAATTTGAGACAATTGGTGTACAATAGAACGAAGAAGTAACAACCCTATAAAAATTAGGGATTTTTGTTCCATCATCATTTAGATATTCTATTCTATAACCAGTTAATCCTTGAGGTGTGAATTTATTTCTGTCCCCTGATGGAACATTACTTAAATCAATAATTATTCCTCTTACTGACGGTAAAGATGCTAAGATCCCACAATCAGTAATACTTGTTCTGATTTGTTTTGGTCTAATGTGTAATGTGTATATACCTAACTCATCAAAATCAGATGAACTCAATTTAAGATTGTATAACCCACCTAATATTTCTGTGTTAGGTGCATTAGGACTATCCGTAGTATCTGAATTGTGATATACAGGTGTTAGGACATCCTCCGAATTTAATTTTTTAAATTGCACTGGAGCCGTAGATGTCCTTCCCGATACATAGTGGAAGAAAATTTCCACATCGGATGGTGATACATCTGCCGGTCTAATCGTGCCATAACTACCTACTGCCATATTCTTTTAATTAATAAATATAATTCTATTGTTTTTTTACATTAAAAAACCCATTTCCGTAAATAGATATTTCTCCAACGTTGTCTAACTCCCCTAACCTTAGATTCATTTCCAACACTCCTTGCTTTCCTCGCTCAACAAACACGTCTGAATAAATAGATGGTTCGTCAATAAATCCTAAGAAATGTTCGTTTCTGGTTAACATTTGATTGAAGACTTCTTCTTGTTCAAATGAGGTGGTTATTCCTGTTATTGTTGAATGTCCATCGTCATAGTCTCTATATGTAAGGTTATCAATAGTGTAACCCGAATATGTTAAACCAGCACTATCAGTACCCGTTGTCACACCGTTATAGGTGTTTTCTCCATATTTTTTTAAATCTAAAATTCTGCTTCTTCCAATCCCCGCAAAATATATTGTTGCGTCAGAATTATTATCAGTAATATCAAGATTATTAATATAATCTTGGTTAATTGTGATTGTTTTATAAGGAATTATAAAAGGACCAAAAGTTCCATTTGGATTTGATACTGATATATTTTTAGGAACTGTGATTTTTTTTGTTGTTTTTTTATCTGTCCACGAATTATTTAGTGAAATTGAAACATTATATGTTCCATTGGTACTAAATGTGTGTTGCAAAAATGCGAGGTTGTTACCTGTACCAACATTAATCGTATCGGTATTACCGTCGCCCCAATCAACGGTAAAAGTTTCATTTATAATTGTTTTTAGGTTATCCCTATTAACCG